GTCTGGGTGACTCATGTTAAATTCTTTTCTTTTATCATAAGTCTCAGTTTTGTTTATTGTTTGTAGTGTTTGCATACTTACCTCCATTATATTGAATTAATAGTATCTCTTTGATAACTCTTAAAAATTCTATTTTTAAATTGAGTCATAGTTTGATTTTTACTATCTTGAAGTCCTAAATTAGTAACATTAGTTTTTAAACCAATACAATCTTTAATTAGTTTTGGGGTAAATTTTTCAGAATATTCTACATAGTCATGTGGTTTCAAAGTCATTCTGTGTAAGTAATCTAGTCTTACATAAAATTCTTTCCAGTTCTTTTCAGTAATTTCTGGCATACCAATAACTACTGTTGCTATTAAAAGATAGTTTAAATTATCAGAAGAAACTGACTCCTGAACCTCTGTTGTATTGTAATGTAAAGCCATAAGCTAATCTCCGTTTAGTTAAAATATATTAAAAAACTCACTAATATAATTAGTGGACTCTTTGTGTATAAATGATACTTCAATGGATTTTTACAAACCCACATATCAACTTTATCTAATTTAGTCATTGTGTTTTATCTCCTTAATTGTTTCAGTTAATTCATGGAATCTGTAATCACCATCTCCATAAACATCATTATAAAATTTAGCTAGTGTAAATAGTTCTGGTAAAAGTTTTTTACATAAAGCTAAGTTGTTAGTATCTAAAGGGCATACAGCTTTGAAGCACATGTTAATAGCTTCTGCTATAACATTAGCTCTGGTATCTGCCATGCCATTATCTATTAAATACATAGCTATTAAACTATGTGTAGTTCCTTTATCAACATGGTAATCATCATAATCTTCTAAAGGTTTGTATTGTTTATTAATTGTCATAATAGTCTCCGTTAATTATTAAATATTTTTGAGTAGTTTTTAATCTTACTCAGGATTAGGATTTTTCGTAGTTGAGGTATTTATCCCGCACCCTGTCGCCATGCCCTAAAAATTGTACCGCCATCACCCAGACCTGTCAAGCCCTTTACGCACACGAAGTTATAATAGATTATTAAAACCTCTGCACCGACCAGACCAAACCCATATCCATACTATGCTTGTTTAAATAATCAAACTTACAAGTGAGCAGAGCTTTTCTTCTTGAGTTTCTCTGGCGGTATAATAAACATTTATCTTTACTCAAGCCAATGTTTTCTACATAAGCATACCTCAGTTTGTTTAGATATACTTTTGCTTTTTCTTCTGTATTAAATTTATTAGTATTCATAATAGACCTCCGAAGTCGTTCATGCAACCAAGCTACCATGCCTGTCAACCCCTGTTATATTTTAAATATAATACTAAAACTTAAAAAGGTACATTAAAATAAATCTTAAAGGTACAATAAAACTTAAAGGTACAATAAAATTTAACTGTACCTTTTCGCCCTCAATAGTTCGCACTCGCCCTCAATAGTCCGCAGGAGGAAAAATTTTGCCCCTTTTATATTTACTTACTTAAATAAATAGGTGGTCGACTGCCAAAGCAAACAAGCACAACTCGTTGTACCTTTTTACCTTTAGGGCGAAAAGCTTATAAACAAAAAAGAACCTCCAGAGTAGGGGAGAAGAAACTCTGGAGGAACTTTTAGTCTAGCTTACTGTTGTTCAGCTAGATAAGCTGCTATAGCATCTTTATATACTTTAGGTAAGCTTTTCTTAGCAAACATATCATTTGCTTGTTTGAAAGTAAGCTTTCCAGCTTTTGCTTGAGAGTATAAACAAGCTTTTATCTGAGATTGATATTGCCAGTTTATTTGACCTTTGGCAGTCTTCGCAAATTTAGATGCTAGACCTCTTATCTGACCATAACTAGCTGGGTCATCCCATCTGTCTTTATACTCATTTATATCAAAAGTATCGGTAGTTGCTTGTGTCATAATTAGCCTCCTTTAGACTGATTTGTTTAAATGTTCAAAGTATATCGCCAAGCTTTGATATACTTCACCTTTTTCAGAGCACTTGAAACCAAGTACTCTAAAACCTTTTGAGCTGTAATGATTAGCAACTTTCATAGCTTTATTAAGATTGCTAGTCCTTATAGTCTTGTCATTATTAAATGTTATATCTATTATCATATTGCCTCCTTGATAATACTATAAGGTTATCATAGGAACTTCATGCTTATCAAGGGCATTAAAGTCTTAGTGAGGCACGAACTTAGAGTTTAATAGCTTGTATACCCTTGTAAGCTAATGAAGGACTATGATGCTCTTTAATAGTATTCAAGGAGTATAGCAATATGAATAATAGCTTATAGCGTTTGATAGACAAGACTATGGACTAGCATCTAATAACTAAGGAAGTTGGTAAGAAAGCTCAAAAGGTTAGAGTGGTTGGTGAATGCTATTAAATTGGTGAGGTAGATAGACTTGGCGATATCTAGAATATTTAAATGAACAGGTAAGATTGAGGCTAATTCACAAGCACTACCAAGTGATATATATGGGTAGAGCAGATGCAAGAACCAGTAGTTATTCAGTAAAGGTCTAGGACTTGAAAAGACTCCAAAGGTTGTAAACTAGAAATGAGACTCTGGAAAACTTGCAAGTACTACAAAGTAAAAGCCAAGCTTACTCAAACAACTATGATATGTTTGGGAAGAACTTACAAAGTATAGAATGCTTAGTAGCATTAGAATTGAACAAGAGTAAGCTACAAGTTCCCCAGAGTCTCTGAAGTCTAGGAGGTTCTTGTATTGGGGTGGAAGCTTTGAAGCCCTGAAGGGTAGGCAGGAGACCACCCCCCTCTACCCATATATCTATAGCATACATATACAAAATTACAGGATTCTGCTATTAACCAGTTTGCAACTAGCTGGTTAACGAGCCGTTTAAAAAACTTCTAAAGTTTTTACAGTTTCTGGGGGTTTTTTTGAAGGGGTATTTTGGGTCTATTTATCTATATATGCACCCGGGGGGTCACTAAAGTTATTATAGCTACCTAATCTGATTTTGTCAAGAGGGTTGACAAATTTATTTTAGAAGTATATACTAGTTATCATGGCAATCCTCCCAAGTATAACTAACGAATCTAAAAGGCAGCTGACCAAAAAACAGCAGTCTTTTTTAGACCACCTAGTTGAAACCCAAGGAGATGCTAAAAAGGCTGCTGAGTTGGCTGGATATACCAGTCATTATCACCATGTTGTTAAAACATTAAAGAATGAAATCCTAGAATTAACTCAGGAGGTCTTGGCAAACTCTGCTCCCAAAGCAGCTTTTAAACTTGTCGAGATTATGGAGTCTAATCGACCTATAGTTCAAGCTAATAATAAGTTAGCTGCAGCCCAAACGCTACTAGATAGAGTAGGAGTTTCTAAAGTAGATAAGGTAGATGTTAATCATAATGTAAGTAGTGGTATCTTTTTGATGCCGGACAAAGCTCCAATTAACTTAGACAAAGAAGATTATGAAGATATTTCTGACTGAATACGAAGAACAAGGCAAAGTTTATGCCGGTCCTAATATAGTTGCAAAAAACTTAGAAGCTGCTAAGATTGCAGCTGAACTTAATAACTTAACAGTAGTTGGTGAGTTTTCTGAGATATATGTTGACGAAGGTCTAATGCATTTTTATAAAGATTCACTAACTACTAAAACAATACACTAATGGAAACAGTTATAATATATTTTATAAGTTTTATGATAACTTATTTTTTGGTAAAAAAATTGTTTTTTAAATCAAATGGCAAATAAAAGAAAAAAAAGTACAGTAAATAAAGCCGGTAATTATACTAAACCTGCTATGCGTAAAAGATTATTTAATAAAATTAAAGCAGGTAGTAAAGGTGGTAGACCCGGACAATGGTCAGCTCGTAAAGCTCAGATGTTAGCTAAACAATATAAAGCTGCTGGTGGTGGCTATAAATCATAATGGCTGACCCTAAAAAAGGTACAGGCAAAAAACCTAAAGGCTCTGGCAGACGTTTATATACTGACGAGAATCCTAAAGATACCGTTAGTATTAAATATAAAACTGCTGCAGATGCTAGAAAAACTGTAGCTAAAGTAAAAAGAATTAGAAAGCCTTTTGCTCGTAAAATTCAAATCTTGACGGTTTTAGAACAACGTGCTAAAGTTGCTGGAAAGCATGAACAGGCTAGAATTGCCAAAGCTGGTAAGGAAGCTATTCGTAAACAACATGGTCGAAAGACTTAATATCTAGAGGAGGGCATTATGCCACAACATACTAAAAAGAAAAGAAAAAGCATGGCTAAAGGTGGTGCTAAAGGTAGAAAAAGTTACGCAAAAGGTGGAATGAAAAAAAGAAAAAGTTACGCAAAAGGCGGCAAAACTAGAAAGTAAATGTCATACTTAATGAGTAACATCCCACACTTTCCGTGTTGGGTAAGGAGGGAGTTTACCCATAATCATCTTAAATATCATGGCGAGTTTTTACATGCACTTGCCATAGCAGTAAATACTATACCTGATAGGTCTTTGAGTTTTCAGGTAGTTTTTACTGGTAATGAAATGGATAGAGATGATTGGAAAGAAGGCAACATACATGGTGGTGCTATGTGGGCAAGGATGCCTATACAAGCATTAGTCGCTGATATACCTATGGATGAATGGGCAGAGCCAATGGAGAATCATTTGGCACAGCCTTGGGATTGTGAATCTAGAACGCACTCTGTTATTACTCTAGATAGAACTAGTTCATCACCATGGATAGCAAAAATCGGCAGTGATTTTTATACTTCAAGGTATTTATTTACTGTTGATTATACTGATAATAGTATTGCTGATGACCCAGCACAACACAAACAGTCTCATGTATTATATATTACTGAAGACTGTCCTTGGAAAGGAAATATAATAGCTTTACCTAATAATAGAGTTAGAGTTACTAATCCTGCTCTTTGGGCAACTGGAGAAGGACCTCCTGACTTTATACCTTCGCAATGGTTACATTCTGCAGAAGGACACGAAAGCTATATGAATCCAGATGAAACATTTAATAATTTATATAGTGATAAAGATAAGTGAACTACAGATATTATGTAAGTAATTGGTTTATACCTAGAGGTCAAATCGCTTTAAATCTAGGACCGATAACTATTATAAAAAAAGATTGGTTTAATAAAGCTAACGCTAAGACTCAAACTTACATACTTAGGCATCAATATATTCATTATCAACAGTGGCTAAAAAGACCTTGGACACATCACTGGAAGTATTGGTTAGACTTAGAGTATCGTTTTGATTGTGAAATAGAAGCATATGCACATAATGTTATAAACGATAAAACTTCTAAAAAGTGGATAGTAGATTTTTGTTATCAAAACTATGCTAATTTAGGTTATGACATGCTTACTAAAACAACTATTAAAAAAACTTTAGAGAGAAAAATAATGAAACTTAATTGGGGTAAAGATGGCTCTTAAAAAAAGTCAACGTAGTTTACGTAAATGGACTAAACAAAAATGGCGAACTCCTAGTGGTAAAAAGTCTTCAGAAACAGGAGAAGTATACGCACCAGAAGCTAAAATTAAAAAACTTAAATCTACTCCTGCAGGTAGACGTAAGTTAGCAGCAGCTAATAAAAAGAAACGAGAAGCTACTGCTAAGGGTAAACAACATGCACAACATGGTTTGCATCGAAAAACTAAAAAGAAAAAGAAGAAATAATGGCACACGAAAATAGAAAAAAAGCTTTACTTAAAAAGCATGGTTTAAAAGGAGTAAACAAACCTAAACGTACTCCGGGTCATAAAACTAAATCTCATGTAGTTTTAGCTCAAGATGGACATCAATTAAAACTAATTCGTTTTGGTCAACAAGGTGTACGTGGTGCTGGAAAAAATCCAAAGACTGCTAAAGATAAAGCTAGAAAGAAAAGTTATTATGCTCGACATAATGCTCAAGATTCTAATCCTAGTAAAATGAGTGCTCGATATTGGTCTCATAAAGTTAAATGGTAATAATATGTCTCAACCACAACAGCAACAACAACCTTTAGTATCTGAAAAAGAATTAAAAGAACTAATAAAACAACAGACATTAAACTGTCATAATCAATAATATTTATGCCACAATTAGGGAGTAATGAAAAACCAGTCTTAATGACTAACAAAAAAAATAAAGGTAGAGTTGGAAAAGGCTCTAGACGTAGACCTATGTCTATTTCTAAAGAGCAATATGCAACTAATTATGAAAAAATATTTGGCAAAAAATAAAGAAAAAGATATAGATTTTTATCATAATAATGCTGTATTAATTGCAATATTATTACCAATAACTTTTAGTTTTATCAGTTTAATTATCGTAAGTAAAATATTATGAAAACTTTACCGGATGGTTACAAAAAACGAACTTCATCTACTGTGCCTTTTGGTTACGAAGAAGACGGTTTAATTGAAGGTTATTTAAAACCTATTGAACAAGAACTTGAAATACTTAGAGAAGTATCAGAAGCTATTTTTCATGGTGAAATAAGTTTAGGAGTTGGTGTTGATTGGTTAGAAGCTGAAACAGGTAGAAAAATATCTAGACCGGGATTAAAAAAACACGTAGATAAATTATATGGAAGATTGGGAAAAAAATCCTGAAAAGTACTTGACAAACCCTGATGGGAGCTATATACTTAACAAAGACGGTACTCCACGTAAAAAAGGTGGGAGACCTAGAAACAAAGAATTATCTGATGTTCAGTTAGCTTTACAAGCTAAAAATAAGCTAACTAAGAAGAATCAAAAAGTAAAAAAGCTAACTAGAAGTTTAGCTAAAATAAAAAAAGAAGTCAAGGCTGAAGAGAAAGCTTTAACTTCTAATGTTTTATCTAAGAAAGATACAAAAAGTCTTCCAGATAAAATACAAGAACATTTAGATAGTACAGGTTCACATGTGGCATTTATGCCTAATGATGGACCACAAACAGATTTTTTAGCTGCATCAGAAAAAGATGTTCTTTATGGAGGTGCAGCCGGTGGAGGAAAAAGCTTTGCAATGCTTATTGACCCACTGAGGTATTGTCATAAGTCAGCTCATAGAGCTTTAATACTTAGAAGGTCAATGCCAGAGCTTAGAGAACTTATAGATAAATCTAGGGAATTGTACCCAAAAGCATTTCCCGGAGCTAAGTTTAAAGAAGTAGAAAAGTTATGGAGCTTTCCTTCTGGAGCAAAAATAGAATTTGGATTTTTGGAACGAGATGCAGATGTGTATCGTTATCAAGGACAAGCCTATAGTTGGATTGGTTTTGATGAGATTACACATTTACCAACAGAGTTTGGTTGGAATTATTTAGCATCTAGGTTAAGAACAACTGACCCAGAGCTACCAACGTATTTACGTTGTACAGCTAACCCCGGAGGGGTTGGTGCTCAGTGGGTCAAAAAAAGATACGTTGAACCTGCAGACCATAATAAAAGTTTTAGAGGTCATGATGGTTTAACTAGGAAGTTTATTCCTGCTCGATTACAGGATAACCCTTTCCTAGCTGAAGACGGTGAATACGAAAGGATGTTGCAATCCTTACCAGCAGTACAGCGAAAGCAACTACTGGAAGGTAATTGGGATATAAGTGAAGGTGCAGCCTTTGCTGAGTTTGACCCAAGTATGCATGTCATAACACCTTTTGAAATACCTACTTGGTGGGAAAGAACTAAAAGTGTCGACTATGGATATGCTTCTGAAAGTTGTTGTTTATGGGCTACTGTAGACCCTGAAGATAAGACCATTATTATATATAGAGAATTATACGAAAAAGGTCTAACAGGGGAAGCTTTAGGCGACAAAATAACAGAATTAGAAAGTAATGAAGTTAAGTCAATAACAGGTGTATTAGATACAGCTGCTTGGTCAAGGACTGGATATACTGGTCCTACTATTGGTGAAATCTTAATTCAAAAAGGACATAAATTAAGAAGAGCTGATAAGAATAGAATAGCAGGTAAAATTCAAATACATGAACATTTGCGACAAGACAGGAATACCGGTAGACCTAAATTGCAAATATTAAGTACATGTAAAAATTTAATAAAAGAATTACAAAGTCTGCCTTTATCACGTTCTAACTCAGAAGATGTAGATACGCATTCGGCTGACCATGCATATGATGCTTTACGTTATATGTTAATGAGTAGACCGAAACTTGACCATCCTTATGATAGAATGTTAAAGATTAAAACAGATATATATGAGCCTTCAGATGGCACATTTGGATATTAATTATGGCAGAAAACGATAATACTTTTTTAAATGCAAACAATCTATATGAAGATGTAGAAGGTGAAGCAGGTAAAAATATTAAACTTGAAGATGACCAACGTATAAATTTAGTTGGCATTATTCAAAATCGTTTTAGTCTTGCTGAAGATTCAAGAGATACAGATGAACGAAGATGGCTAAAAGCATACGAAAATTATCGTGGACTTTACGCTAAAAATATTAAATTTAGAGAATCTGAAAAATCTAGAATTTTTGTTAAGATAACTAAAACAAAAGTACTTGCTGCTTTTGGACAATTAGTAGATGTTATTTTTGGTACAGGTAAATTTCCTATAGGTATTAGTGAAACTAAAATTCCTGAAGGTGAAGCAGAATCAGCTTATATAGATGCTACACCGGGAATAGAATCCAATGAAATGCCAGATAATATTGGCAATAGATTAATAGACCCTATTCAAGAAGATGTATATGCTTATGGTTATGAAGGTGATGGTAAAGTTTTAAAACCCGGAGCAACTATAGGTAGGGGATTATTTGAAGATACTTTAGAACAAGCTTTAGATAAAGCCGGACTATTACAAGAAGGTGTTTCACCTTTACCTGAAATACCAGAAATGTCTCCAGCTCAAAGAGCTGCTAGACGTATGGAAAAATTAGTTCATGACCAAATAGAGGAATCTAATGGTTCATCTGAAATAAGAAATGCATTATTAGAAGCTGCTTTATTAGGAACTGGTATCGTTAAAGGACCATTTAATTTTAATAAAAAGTTAAATAAATGGGATATGAATGAAGAGGGAGAAAGAGAATATAGTCCTCTTGAAGTTAGAGTACCTAGAATAGAATTTGTAAGTTGTTGGGATTTTTATCCAGACCCTGCAGCTACTAATATAGATGAATGTGAGTTTGTAATTCACAGACATAAAATGAATCGTAGTCAATTAAGGCAGTTAAGAAATATGCCTTTTTTTAATGAAGATACAATTAGAGAATGCATACAGCAAGGACCAAACTACGAAGAAAAAGATTTTGAAAGTCAATTAAAAGACGATAGTAGACAAGAAGATTATTCAGCTAACTTTGAAGTGCTTGAATACTGGGGTATCATGGATGCTGAGTATGCAAGAGAAGTTGGTATTGAACTTCCTGAATCAGTAGATGATTTAGATGAAGTACAAATTAATGCATGGATATGTGGTGATAAATTACTAAGAGCAGTAATAAATCCATTTACACCTTATCGTATTCCTTACAATGCATTTCCATATGAAAGAAATCCATATAACTTTTTTGGTATAGGGGTTGCAGAAAACATGGATGACTCGCAACAAATTATGAATGGTCATGCAAGAATGGCTATTGATAATTTAGCAATGGCAGGTTCGTTAGTATTTGATGTTGATGAATCAGCTTTAGTTGGTGGTCAGAATATGGAAATCTACCCCGGAAAAATATTTAGGAGACAAGCTGGGATGCCCGGACAATCCATTTACGGATTAAAATTCCCCAACACTGCACCTGAAAACATGATGATGTTTGATAGGTTCAGGCAACTTGCTGACGAGCAAACTGGGCTTCCCAGCTACTCTCATGGACAAACTGGAGTGCAAAGTATGACAAGAACTGCTTCTGGTATGTCAATGTTATTAGGAGCTGCTAGTTTAAATATTAAAACAGTTATTAAAAATCTTGATGACTTTTTATTAAAACCACTAGGAGAAGCATACTTCCAATGGAATATGCAATTCTTTGAAGGTAATTTAGACGTTGTTGGTGATTTAGAAGTTAAAGCAACTGGAACAAATAGCTTGATGCAAAAAGAAGTTAGAAGTCAAAGACTAACTATGTTTTTACAAACTGCACAAAATCCAAGCATTGCACCATTTGTTAAAGTTTCTAAATTGGTTAGTGAACTTGCCTATAGCTTAGACTTAGACCCTGATGAAATATTAAATGACCCAGAGGAAGCAGCTATGATGGCACAAATTATAGGAATGCAAAATGCTGGACAAAAAACAGGCGAAGAAACTCAACCCGGTGGTCAACAACCCGCAGGTATGGGAGGTGCTGGTGGAGTACCTGAAGGACCGCAAGAACTTGGAACTACAGGCACTGGTGGTGGCAACATCGGAACAGGAAATGTACCGAATCCAGGGGAAGATTCATTCTCTGGCACAGTTAGAGGAGCTGCCCCAGAAGGTGAAGGAAGCCTTAACTAGAGTAGAGGATTAAAATGGATGAAGGTGTAAAAAGTAACATAGATAAATTAATAAATTCTCAAATAGCAGACGAAGTAAAATATGCTAAAGAATACGGAGATGAATATTTTAATTCTGGTACAGGATTTTTAACTGGTCGTCTTGCTAGAGCTATAGGCGATAGTGGTCAGGGTAGAAGAGTTTTTGATATTATTCGTAAAATTAATAATGATAATGGTGATTTATATACAAATGAAGAATTAGCTTCAAAAATTAATTTAGGATATAAAAATGCTGGGCTTTCTTATAAATTTAAATTACCTGAAAAATTTGAAACTAAAAAAATAAGAGAGCAAAAACAAGAAGGTGGTAAATTAATTGGCGACCAAACTAAATTAGATGCTAATAAAGATGGTGAAATAACTGCTGATGATTTTGCAGCTCTTAGAGAAAGAACTCAAAAACAAATAGGTGGCATGATGCAAGGTCAACCCTTACCAACTGAAGAAGAACAAATGAACTCTTTAATGGGTGAAAAAACTTATTCAGAAGAAATGCAAGAAGAATTAGAGCCTCTTCCAGAAAAACCTGAAATGGATTCAGATGAAGAAATGGAAGATAGCTATTTAGATTTTATAATAAATGAAGCATTGTCAGATGAAGAAGAAGCAATGCTTATGAATGAATTACAAAACAATCCACAACTTAGTATATTATTCGATAAAGTTATGGATGTTGCAATAGAATTTTCAGGGTCTGGTCCTGTTGAAGGACCGGGTTCGGAAGTCTCCGACAGTATACCTGCAAGGTTATCTGACGGTGAATTTGTCTTTACTGCTAAAGCAGTGGATGTTATCGGAGCTGACAATTTAATGTCAATGATGAAACAAGCTGAAGCTCAAGCAGATAAAAGACAACCAGCTCAAGAAGGTGGTCTAATGGAAGAAGACGAGTACAATATGCCTGTTGAAGAAAAACCAGCAGAACAAGTTATTCGTGTTACCAAAGAAACAGTTGGCTCTCAAGCAACTACGCAAGAGGAAGACGATTTAATTGGTGATGAGATTAAAAAATCTATGCTTTCAAATAGACCATACGTAAGGAGCTAATAAGGGATAAAGCTACCCTAAGATAGGCACTTTATCAAACAACAACCGAAAGGCGACCTTTACAAGACAAGCCCTGCAGTGCACAAGCAGCTACCTTGTTAAACGAAGCCCTTAGTAGGAGGATAGAAAATGACTAAACAAGTCGAAAAAGAGGAACAAGCCAATCCTTATAATTTAAAAAAATCTTGGCATACTGGTGAAGACAAACCTTTTGAATCAGCTGAAGGAATGTTTTTTGAAAGACCATCAAATGAAGTTACTGAAAGTAATGATATTGAAATGGCAGAACAGGAAGAAGTAGCAGAAGAAAAATCTGTTCCTTATAAAAAACCTGATTACAAAAAACGTTACGATGATTTAAAAAAACATTATGATAGTAAACTTAATGAGTTTAAGTCTCGAGAAGAAGAGTTACTAAAACAGGCAATGCCTGAATATAAAGCTCCAAAGACCGAGGAAGAACTTGAAGAATTTAAGAAACAATATCCTGATGTGTTTGAAGTTGTTGAAACTGTAGCACACTTACAAAGTGAATCTAAGGCAAAAGTTCTAGAAGAACGTCTTAGTCAACTCCAAGAACGTGAAGCTCAGATGAGACAAGAACAAGCAGAAAAAAGGTTAATGGAAAGACATCCTGATTTTGATGATATTAGAAACAGTGATGATTTTCATACATGGGCAAAAGAGCAACCTGATTCTATCCAGCAATGGATATATGATAATGCTAATGATGCCGATTTAGCTAGTAGAGCTATAGATTTATTTAAAAAAGATATAGGCATGGATGTTCCTGCTAAGAAAACTAAGTCATCTTCTAAACAGAAGAAATCTGCTGCTGATATGGTTTCCACTAAAACAACTAGTGTTGAACCTAATCAGGAAAAGGTTTGGTCTGAAAGGGAGATTGCTGCAATGAGTATGGCTGAATTTGATAAGCACGAAGCTGAAATAAGTGAAGCTATGCAACAAGGCAGAATCGTTAAATAAACTATAAACACAAAGGAGTATTATCATGGCTCAATTTTTTGAACCGTCAACCGATACTAATGCAAACTTTGCAAACTCCGTAAGTGGACAAGCTAATAGTTTTTTCCTACCTTCGATTTATTCTAAAAAGGTTTTAAACTTTTTCAGAAAAGCATCGGTGGTTGAAGCTATTACTAACACCGACTATGCTGGTGAAATTTCTGCTTTCGGAGATTCTGTAAAGATTATCAAAGAGCCAGTAATTTCTGTATCTGCGTATACTAGAAATACTGACACATCACAAACTATGTTAACTGACCAAGAACTTAACTTGGTTGTTGACCAAGCTAATGCTTTTAAGTTCATCGTTGATGACATTGAAACTAACATGTCTCACGTTAACTTTAAAGAAGTTGCTACTTCTTCTGCTGCATATTCATTGAAAGATGCATATGATGCAGCTGTATTAGCTGAAATGTTTACTGGTGTTTCTTCATCATCTCCAGACCACGTTATAGGTTCTGACAGTGCTACTGCTGATGCCACTATGGCTCACGCAACTAACTCTGTTGACCTACTTGGTTCTGACGGAACTGGTGTTGATGCACTAGACTTAATGGCTAGAATGGCTAGATTGTTAGACGACCAATCTGTACCTGAAGAAGGCAGATGGTTCGTTGCACCACCTTCGTTCTACGAAGAGTTATCACAGTCTGGTTCTAAGTTATTGTCTGTTGACTTTAACGCTGGTCAAGGCTCAATCAGAAATGGTTTAGTATCAACTGGAAAACTACGTGGATTTGATATGTACAAGTCTAACAACATCGCTGCGACTTCTAACGCAACTGG